CAATGCCTGTAAGGTTCTTGGCGATGTCCTCGACGTATGGATTGACGATGTACGCGTAGAGTGTCCACTGGAGGTCCGTACAAACAGCTGGAGCAACTCTGAGGCAGTGTACGTGACACTCCCAGTATTCCCTGAAGATAACGCCTTAGACAAAGGTCCATACGACTCAGAAACAAATGCGGAGATTGTATAATGACAGTAGAAGAAACAGTACGGGCTACCATTATCATTCTGGAAGCAAGAGGAATGATGAACTGGCCTGATCCTGAACTCACTGAGACCATCATAGGTGATGTTATGGAGATGATGGGTAATAACGATGAGGAGAATTACGATGAAGGACAACCAGACTGGCACCAAGAGTGGCACGACTTCGACCCGGAAGCTTAGGCAACTCTTTATTGTTCGTGACAAGGCAGACGAGCGTCCTATCGACGATCAACTAGCAGAGCAGATAGAACGCCTAGCACCTACATTCTTAGTGGCTGCTACGACTCATGACAAGAATCACCTCATATTCCTTGGATGGGATAAGGAGAGCTAATGTTATTATTCATTCGTATAGTAGGAAGCTTCATATTGTTTCTATTAACTATGAACCTTTTACTATACATAACCGTTCTGCTAACTAGATAGAAAGGAAAAGTTATGCGAAGAACACCTAGTATGTACGCGTTCTACGAGCGTAGTATTATTACAGCAAGAGACAATGGAGATTGGGGTGAGTATTATTACCTCATAGACGACGCACCTCAGAGTATTAAAGATGCTCTAGTGCGAAATGAAATCATCGAAGAATCAGTAGAAGAATCACGGAAAGGAACTACTTATGCGTAAAGTAATCGACAACAACTACACTAACACAATGCTCACAGCCTTCCAGTACGTACATGACGTAGTTAAATCTGGAGGCCTCGCCTATGAAACAAAGAGTGCTATCTGGGTTTACGAAGTAGAGCGTGATAGAGTAATGCTCATCGTCAAATCTCCTGCTAACATGTCTAACAGGTTTATTGACTATGTCAAAGGAGATAAGCACTTTCAGAGTCACAAAGACAGGATTATCAAGCTTACTAACGCTAAGCCTGTGGTGACTCGTTACGAAATTGCGTCTTAAAAAACACCCTTAAAGGGGGAAGGGCGCATAGTCCAATTGGCAGAGACACTGGACTTAAAATCCACACAGTCTGGGTTCGAATCCCAGTGCGCCTACCAATTTGAAAGGATATACCATGCTACAAGTAACTCTTAATACAACTGACTATCCACACCTTGACACTGAAGAGGTCTTCGGACTTCTTCCTAACTGGGTCAGGGAATATACCTTGGGTCTCACTGAGGAGAACACACTCAAAGATCACCTTGATACTGCTTATGGCTTTGGGCTGTATGAGTTTGATGGAGAGATACTAGAAGACGGTACCTATCGTAGCCCATATGAAGAAGATGAGGACATCAAGTGGGTAGGTCAAATGAATACTCCCGATGGTACACTATACTTCTACAAGTACTCTATTGTAGGTATTCCAACTCAATCAGGTTATTTCTTAACAAGGATGGATTGATGATAGAAATAATCTGCAAACAGTGTAAAGCAAAACAGTATATCACTGAGTCATTTGCAAAACTTGGCAGACTATACTGTCGTGTTTGTAGTAACGAACTTAACTACGAAAAGGACAAAGATGGAAGAACTAGAGATACTTAACTTTGAAGAGACCGATGATGGCGGTGCGATAATGCACGTATCAATGTCCCCTCTTGCAGTTAAAGTATGTGTAGAACAAGGCATACTTACTATGATTAAGAGGTATATAGACGATGAGGCACGAAACTTTCATGCTAGAAAGGATGAAGATGGAAGAGAAAGTATGGACAGCAGTCAGTCCTAAACACTACAAAGAGATTGTCCCTGGACTGCAGTATATGCAGATGATGGATCACATGCTAGCTGACTTTGAGGGCAGTGAAGCGCATCTGATGGGACAGATCTACAAGTATCTTATGCGTTATGGTAAGAAAGACGCTAAGAACCAAGAACTAGGTAAGGTCTTTTGGTATCTGTGCTATCTGATGATTAACAATGGAATGAATAGCGCAGACTTACACTCAACACTAGATGAAATCGAGGAGATGTTCATATGATTACTGAAAAACGTACTGTTATTATTCGTGACGCTGAAATGCATTGGGCTAAGTTGGGTAAGCCTGTAGAACCATTTGGTACACTTCAATGGGAATTGCAGATCAGAACACGAGATAAAGCAACAGCAAAAGACTGGAAAGATAACTTCTATCTCACTGTCAAACAAGAAGATGATGACGATGGTGTGTATTGGAAAGCAAATCTTAAGCGCAAAGCCATTAAGAAGGATGGCGAAAAGAATACACCACCAGACGTACTTGATGGTGCTAAACAGCCTATTGATGGTACAACCATTGGTAACGGTTCAGTAGGTAACGTTATGCTATTCCAATATCCTTATGATGTAGGAGGACGCAAAGGCGTTTCAAGTATCCTGTCTAAAGTACAGGTAGTAAATCATAAGGTATATCAACCAGATACAGGAACTGACTTCGATATTGTCGGTGATGTAGATGAACCACAAGGAGATGTAACAGATTTCTAATGGGAGATGTAATAGACTTTCCTATGAAGGTTGAAGTCGAATTAGAGGATGAGGGGCAAGCGATGCTGGAAGCTGGCATCGTTGCCTTGTGGGATCTTATTGGTGGCTCCAATCTAAAGGACAAGCTAGACCATGAAACTTATATGTTCATGTTCTTGCAATACTCAGGTGTCTGCTTTGATTGTATGGAAAAAGAGTTAATCATTGTAGATGAAGATGGAAATCTTGGTATCGATATAAGCATAAAGGAAATGTTACAAAATGCGATTACAGACATTGAGACAGAGCTTGCAACCAAGCATTAAAGCACTCACTGAAGCAGCCGATTACTGGTCAGAAATGACTGTTCGAGGTAAAGCAGGTGGGCATCATTATATAATGCTGGTAAGAGCAATTCAAGACCTTAAGAATTATATTCTTGAAGCAGAAAGGAATGATAATGAAGAATTACGTTTATCTAGCGGGACCGATGGAGGACTGCTCCGAAGAGTGGATGACACAATGGAGGACGAAGGCATCCCACAGTTTAGACAGTAATGGCATTCAATACCTGGACCCAACAAGGCGTGTGTCGTTTCATGAAGAGCTTTCTCTTAGTGAGCAACACAAGCCTGTTCAGTCTACTTGTAGACGTATCTTTAAAATGGACATGCAAGACATAGCAAACAGCAATATAGTTCTTGCAGATGTTCGACGTGGTAGTGGAAGAGGTACAGGTACTGCAATGGAACTAATGTTTGCTCACATGAAGAATAAAATCATTATCTTGTGGGCAGATAAAGACGACCTTATACACCCATTCTACGAGAGTATCTACACAGAGAAATACTTTACATTAGAAGAATGTCTTGACGCATGTACATATTACTTTGATTAGAAAGGAAAACAATGCCTTACATTACTCAAGAAGACCGTAAGAACTTTATGTGGATTGAAAGCGCAATTGAAGATACGCCGCCTAATAAAGCAGGTGAGCTTCAATACCTTATTGCTGTCATGATACATCATTTTATACGAGAAAGAGGTCTTAATTATCAGACATGCAATGATGTCATGGGCGCACTCACAGGTGCTAACCTGGAGTTCTATAGACGCTTTGTAGCTGACTACGAAGACAGTAAAATCAGAGATAATGGTGATGTCTATTACGAAGTGTACGAATAAAGACTCGCTTGGTCGAGAGTGTAATCAACATAAACAAGGAGATAATTTCTGTGGCTATCCCAAATGCAATCACTTGGCTACTCAATATCTTCGGAAAGGAGCGTTGTCTAATGAAGGACGATGGTGGTTATCGAGATGTAACCCAAAGCTTCTTAGGTCGTATGAGGGAAGTGCGTAGATGCCCTGTATGCGGAGAAGAGTATTGGGAAGGTGCTTTAGATTTTCTATCGGATGAATTTGTTTGTCCGAGTTGTGAAAACGGAAAGGAAGAAGAATGAAACTCGTATTTGACATTGAGACAGATGGCATCAAAGCTACACGCATTTGGTGTCTTGTTATTCAAGATGTCGAAAGCAAGAGGATCTATAAGTGTTCTGATGTAGATGAGATGTGTCTCTCAATTAATGAAGGCATAGCTCTGATGCATAAGGCAGATGCACTTATCGGTCACAACATTATTGGCTATGATTTAGCTGTTATTAAACAACTACTTAACGAAGACTTTTATGATAAGAAGTTGTATGACACCTGGGTTATGAGTCAAACACTCAACTATAAACGCGGACACAAACATGGTCTTGCAGGTTGGGGTGAACATCTCGGTTACAGTAAGCTAGACTTTAATGACTGGGATTCATACAGCCTTGAGATGTTAACTTATTGTGTGCGTGACGTAGAACTCAATACACGGGTCTACGAAATGCTTATCAAAGAATTTAAAGATCAATCAGCAAAGAAACCCTTAATTGCTAAGGGTCTTCGGGCTGAACACGATGCTGCAATCTTTGAGGCACAAGTAAGAATGCATGGCTGGCTATTCGATGTTGAAGCTGCTAATAAACTGCATCAAGAAATGTCAGATGAGTTAGAAGCAATTGAGTCTCGTGTGCATCCTCAATTACCTGAGATGACTATCTATGTAGATAAACAACCTAAGACAGCAAAGTATACTAAGAAAGGAGACTTTACTGCTGTCACAAGGCGTTTGCTTACTGAACATCTTGGGTATGAGCCTGAAGTAGATGACTGGGATCCTGAACAAGAGTTCCAACGTCAATATCAAACACAAGTTACTCTTGGTAATATGGAAGAAGTCAAAGAATACTTGTTTAGTATAGGATGGGAACCAGATGACTGGAACTACAAGAAACAAGGTTATGAGTTTGTTAAGACAAGCCCGAAACTCACAACAACGAGCCTTACTTTACTCGGAGATATTGGACTCGATATTGACCGATACTACACAACAAGATCGCGAAGGTCTATTCTCGAAGGCTGGCTTAAGGAGGTTAAGGGAAATAGGCTATCTGGAAGAATGTGGACTATCGGTACGCCTACATTCAGAGCAAGACACGAAGTAATTACTAACTTACCTAGTGTTGATGCTGCATGGGGCAAAGAAATGCGTAGTCTCTTTATATGCGAAGACGGATACAAAGTAGTTGGTGCTGACTCTGCTGGTAATCAGATGAGAGCATTGTGTCATTATATTGGTGACGATAAATTCACTAAAGAGGTAACGGATGGAGACATTCACACTTATAATGCAGGTATTCTTGGGAGTAGCCGTGGTGACGCTAAGCGTTGGCTTTATGCCTATCTATTTGGCGGTGGTGGCCGTAAGCTTGGCACTATTCTCACTGGTAAACCTGATGCTAAGGTGGGAGATGCTAGTAAAAGGAAGTACCAATCGGCAATCCCTGGACTTGGAAAAGTCAAAGCAAAACTAGATGAAATCTTTAATCAAACCAGAGCAGGATACGGTGATAGCTTTATCCCTGCACTTGATGGTCGTAGAGTATATGTAGGCTCTGCTCATCAATCACTTAATTATCTACTGCAAAGTGCAGAAGCAATTACTTGTAAGGCTGCTGTAGGCTATGCTATGCAGAAGATTAAAGACGAACAACTCGACGCATATCCTGTTATCTTTTATCATGATGAGATGGCTTGGGTTGCTCGTGAAGATCAGGCTGAACGTGTCAAAGAGATTTGTATCGAAGCTTTTAGAGAGGCACCAAAGCAATTTAATGTACAGTGTATGGATGGCGATGGTGTCATCGGTAACTGTTACGCAGATGTACACTAGAAAGGAAGTACAATGGGTAAAATGAAAGACTACCTTATAGGACTAGAAGACGATTACTTTGCTATGGCTACAGAAATCGTTAACGAGTGTGAAGATTTCTCTGAGCTTGTTCAACGCATGAATAAATATCGTGACTGGATGTCATTGCATGATGACGAAAACGTATATACTGTATTAGGTGACATTTGGTCAGAGTATTGGGGAGACTACTATGATAGCAGTCGTTGATGCCGATAGTTGTATTTATCAAACCGCTTGGCAACAACCAAGTCTTGATAAAGCCTTTGAAAATTATCTAACAATCATGTCTAAGCACTGGATTGATCCTGTTTGGTCTGATGAACAATTTATTTATTGCGGAGGTAAGGATAACTTTCGCTATGAACTCTGTCCTAACTATAAAGCAAATCGTAAAGCACCTCCTGATGATGCTAGTTTGTTTCGTCCACTGATGGCTAAGATAATTGAAGAAGGTCTTGCTATACCGTCAGATGGAATGGAAGCAGATGATAGGGTCAGGATTAAATGCACAGAGCTTGCTTCATTAAATAAAGAGTTTACTGTAGTACACATTGATAAAGACCTTGATTGTATTCCTGGGAAACACTATAATCCACGGAAGCAAGAGTTCTATGATATCGATGTAAACACTGCTGATCTTCTTTATTGGACCCAGATGCTTAAAGGCGATCCAACAGATAATCTGCCTGGACTACCTAAAGTCGGCCCTAAGAAAGCAGAGGCAATGCTTAAGGGCGTTCCAATGGGTCGGCGTAAGTCTCGTGTGCTTGCAGCATACAGAGCTAAGTATGGTCGGGTTGATTGGAAAGAAAAACTGCTTGAGACTGCTAATGGTATTCATATACTACGCAGTGAAGGCGATTACTTCAAGGTATAGGAGAAGACTATGTCTACTAATACTCAAGACCACCAGCGTTACGAAGATGTAATTATTAAAGAAGTTACTAACGTAGACGCAGGTGGCTGGGTCGGCATCATAACTGAAGAGCATGGTGAGATCCGCTGTAAATCTAACTTGCGTACTAAACTTAAGCTTAAGAAAGGATGGGAAGGGGATCTCACAGTATGGGTTAATCCTAATAGTAGCACTGTTTGTGTAGCATTTGACCAGAAAGCCTGGAAAGCTACTGGCGCAGACGCTATGCCACACGGTCAGTGGTCTTTATCAGCAGATATCGATGCAATTAATCCATATGAATCAGAAGGCTTTGTATATCTTATTCGTGAAAATTCTACGGGTAAAGGCTATGTCGGTAAGAAATCTTACTGGAACTACAGCAAAGGTAAACGTGTACGCCAATCTAATTGGAAGACGTATGCGTCATCAGGTGTAGATACTGCACAGAAGGTCTCTGATAATCCAGAGGAATTTGAATACACTATTCTGGCAGAAGCACCTGATAAGTCTGCGCTTAATTATCTTGAAGTACTATGGCAGATTAAACTTGAAGTGCTTACTTCTGTCGATCATGAAGGCGAAAAGCTTTACTATAATAAAACATTAGGTAGTGAGAAATGGATGCTCACTAAAGCGTTTATCGAGGAGTACAATGCGAAATCCAATGTATAATAAAATTCCTGCGCAACAAGTAATCGATGGTAAAAAGGCAGAGCCTGAGATCACAGATTATGATGATTACCTTGCAGATTATTTAACTACTAAGGAACAAAGACGCAAAAAAGTAACTAAGCTAAGTAAAACTAGGCAACGAAAGAAGGACAATCGTTATGCCAAAGAAGAAAGACTATACGGAGAGTAAAGAGATTGGTAAAACAAAATGCCCTACTTGTCCTTCATCAGATGGCTTTGCTATCTATGATGATGGTCATGGCTATTGTTTTGTATGTAATCACTATGAACGTAATGTAGAAGAAAAGGAAGAGGATATGCCTCTAGACACGGTTATTAAATCTGTATGGTGTCCTGAAGTATTTAAACAAAATACTGGAGACGCTCGTGGATGTCAAGAAAGACGAATTACAAAGACCATTGCAGAACATTACGGTGTACGAGTTGACTATGATGCTAACCGTAATATCACTGCTTATCATTATCCATATTATAAAGACAACGAGCTAGTCGCTTATAAGACTCGCAAGTTGCCTAAACAATTTAACACTATAGGAGACTTTAAAGATGTCTGGCCTTTTGGTTGTCAAAGCTTTGGAATGGGAGGCAAACGCCTCGTCATCACCGAAGGTGAATTCGATGCGATGTCCGTTGCACAAGCCTCACTCGACCACTATAACAAAATCTATCCTGTCATTTCTGTTGCGTCAGCAAGCAACCTCAAGAGTTTGTTGCATGCAAGGGAATGGATCCGTTCATTCGAAGAAGTCGTACTGTTCTTTGATAATGACGTAGCAGGTAAGAAAGCAGTTAAAGAAGCTGCTAATATTATTGGTATCGATAAAGTAAAAGTTGTAAGCACTACCGCTAAAGATCCCTGTGAACTTTACCTTGCTGCGTCGGCAGCTGGTGTCATGAGAGCTATCTGGGATGCACAGCCATTTAGTCCTGCAGGTATCGTAGTAGGTCATGAACCTGTATGGGAGCAGTACCTTGCTAGACGCTCTACTGAGTCTGTTGCTTATCCTGCTTGCCTGAAAGGCATTAACGATAAAATTAAAGGTATGCGCTTTGGTGAGATAACGCTGTTCACTAGTGGTACTGGTAGCGGTAAATCTACAGTCATAAAAGAGATTGTACTAGATCTTCTCGATAAAACTGAAGACAAAATTGGTATGATTTCTCTTGAAGAAAGTGTAGGTGACACTGCTGAAAAGTTTATTCAGATGAAGCTACAACGTAACTTACAAGAGTACGATGTGTCTCTTGAAGAACAGGAGGAAGCATCTCGTGCAGTATTCGGAAACGAAAGGCTGGTATTACTTGATCATCAAGGGTCTGTTGGTGATGAGTCTCTCATTGATAAGATTGAGTATATGGCTCTTATGGGTTGCAAGTACCTTATCCTTGACCACATTACAATCGCTGTATCTGAGGGAGCTGAAGGATACACTGGTAACGAAGCTATTGATAAGGTCATGTCAGATCTTCTCAAGCTCACTAAGAAGCATAACATATGGCTTGGAGTTATCAGTCATCTACGTAAGGTTCAAGGTGGAGGTTCTACCTTCGAACAAGGTAAGCTACCTAGTATGGATGACATTAAAGGTTCTGGTTCAATCAAACAGATTTCATTTGATATCATCGGATTCGCTAGGGATATGGCTAATGAAGATGAAGAAACAAGAAACACAATTAATTTCATTGTGCTTAAATCTAGGTTTGCAGGTAAGACTGGACCAGCCGGACACGCTAAGTATAACCATGAAACAACACGGTTGACTTATCATGACCCCCAAGGAATTGATTTCGAGGTACTATAATGGCAAAGAAAGTTAACAAAGATAAAGTTTATTTTGAACTTAAACCCCGTAAACGAATAACCTTTACGGGAAAGAAATATTCAACGCGTAAGAAATACCGAGGACAAGGTCGATAGGAGGCTTATATGTCGGTAAAACAAGAACGCTATGATACTATGTATATGGATATTGCAGAGCGTGTATCTGAAATGTCATATGACACAGACACTAAAGTTGGAGCTATAATTGTCAAAGACGGAAATATTATTTCGATGGGTTGGAACGGAACTCCTTCGGGCTTCCCTAATGATTGTAAACACCCTGGTACTGGGGCTACTCTACCTTATGTTATTCATGCTGAAGCTAATGCTATCGCTAAGCTGGCTCGTACTGGAGGCAACGGATTGGATTCCACACTCTACTGTACGCTCGCGCCTTGTATGGAATGTACTAAACTTATCTTGCAATCTGGGATCAGCGAAGTTGTGGTTACACAAGCAGATGAACGATATATGGATAGCTACAAGATCCTTAAAGAGAAAGGTATGGTAAGGCTATGCAAGTCTACTTCCAAAGCTTAGAACATGATCCTAATCATGTTGCCTGGGTTCAATGTGAACCAGAAGACTTGGATGATGTTAAAGCAATCTTCCCTGTCGAAAAGTATGAGATTTTAGTCGGACTTAAGCCAACTTATGATCCGCTAACTTGTAATACTCAAACCTTATACAACCCACCTAGCCCAATCTGGGGCGTAGATGTCAGGAAAAGAGACAATGCAGGACATAAAGACTTATCTCTTGGAGAGAATTCGTAGCGAAGATATCGGAGTTAAACCACGGCGTAACCTTCAGCTTATGCGTATGATCGATACGGATGGCGTAGATATGCTTGACTTCCTTATTGAAGATATGATTATCTTTGCTCGCAAGTATATTCAGCGTTGCTTTAAACGAAGTAAGGTTGAAGGAGAAACGCCTATTACTCAAGCATCAATGGCTATCGGTAAGTATATTGTTGAGTCATGGGATCCCACTAATGTAAACTTTAGAGATCATATTCGAGTAGGTGATCTTGTAATTGAAGGCTTTGTAATGTGTGAATACCTCACTATCAGTGTAGGACATATTAAAAGCCGTAAGCCAGTGACAATCCACGCAACAAAGAAATGGGGCGAGATGGAGATTGTTGCTGGCAAAACTGCTTGTATATCTGAAGACGCTATCCCGCCTATCACTAGTCTATTTCAAGATAATGGGCGCAGTGTAATTAAGACTTGGGATAAGTCTAAAGAAATGCTGTTTACAAAATACTTAAATAAGCCATTTGTAAAGGCTATCGACAAACTACAGTCCACTCGCTATCGGGTTAATGAAGGTGTTCACAAGGCTATCCTAGATAACTGGGACCACTTCATTGGTAGCGAAGTATTTAAAGGAGACAACGATAAAGAGAACGATAAGCTCTATCAGCGTCAAGCCTCTAAGAACAGGGAGGTAAAAGAGATAATGGCTACCGCAGCTAAATGGATGCACAAGGAGTTTTATTTCTATATTGATGCAGACTATCGTGGTAGGCTTTATTATAGTGAGCCATTCTTTAACTTCCAAGGTTCAGATATGGCCCGTGGTCAACTGTTGTTTGCAGAAGGTCGTTTGTTCGATCAACAAGCAAGCTTTTGGTTGGCTGTGCATACGGCTTGTTGCTATAATCAGTCGTATACTATTGACGAGATCCCTGAATGGGTGACCGCTGATTATCGTAGCATACTTGAGTCAGAAGGTCTTGATACTATCTCTGTAGATAAAATGACGCTTGAAGACAGAGCAATGTGGACTCAGCAGAACATTGATACTATCGTTGAAGCAGGTGAGATGGGTTTCTTCTTTGCAGAAGCTGAGAAAGAAATCTCTTTTCTTGCTTGCTGTATTGAGTGGTACAACTATTCTACTGCGGAAGGCGACTTCTATACTCACCTACCTATCCCTATTGATGGTGCTAATAATGGTTGGCAACATCTAGGTGCTATGTCTAAGGACGAAAAGACAGGTGAGTTAGTAGGGCTTGTGCCTGTGAATATTCAGAATGACTTCTATGTTCAAATCGCCAAGCGTCTTACTGAGCGTATGCCAGAATGGTTTGAAGAGCGCAATATACCTATGAAGCATATTCGAAAAGGTATTGCTAAGCGTGCTGCTATGACTCGTGCGTATAGCTGTGGACAAAAGAAGATGTCGGAGTCAATGTTCTCTGATTGCTATCAGTATGGATACACTGATGAGTATAACATTTCTGAGTACGATTGTATTGATCTCAGCGGTCAAATCATTAAGGCGATTGAAGAGGTCTGTCCAGGGCCACTCACTACTATGAAGTATCTTCAGAGACTTGCAGATCAAGAGATCAATAATTGGATGGGTATGTATGGTACTGATCGAGGGCAAGGTATCGAGTGGATTACTCCATCAGGCTTTCCTGTTATCTATGAGTGTTATCGTACTCGTCCTGCTAAAGTAGATTGTTACGGCTTCAATACCCCTCATGGCGAGATACGCTTTAAGCATGTCATCAGAGAAAAGACAGACATTCCTGATCGGCGTGGATTTATGTGTGGTATCAGCCCTAACTTTGTTCATAGCATGGATGCATCTCACATGGCTCTTGTAATTGCTAATTGGGATGATGACTTTGGTGCTGTGCATGATTCATTCAGTAGTTATGCTACTCGTACTGAAGACCTTATGACAATTACTCGTGAGAAGTTTGTTGAGATGTACGACAAAGAAAACTTTTACGGAACAATTGAGTTTGGTAAAGGCTTTAATGGAAAACAACCAACAATAGGTAGTCTCGATATTACAGGAGTAAACAAGTCTAACTATTTCTTCTGCTAAAATAAAATAACCCCACAAGGTTTCCTAATAGGATTCCCTGTGGGGTATTTTTATTTTTTAAGCAAGATATCAATCTGCTCTTTAGCTTGAGCGCGAAGCCTTCCAGCTTCTGCTTTTGCTTTGCCTTCTGGATGACCCATGCTAATAAAACCTTTTATGTTTTTATTATACATACGATTGAGCATTACCTCATTAATCTGAGGTGTATACGCAACTTGTGGATCTAGGTTAAATTGTTTAACAAATTCCATGTCATCAATATCAACTCCCTGGAGAGCAAGTCGGTTATAGTTTTTCTTTTCCATATCTTACTCCTTAGTTTAATTGATATGCAATCTTAGCTAGTTGACTTTCAATACTATCATATCCAAAAGAATCCTGAGTTAAGCTGGCCATTCTTTCTTTATCTAATAGCACTGCGTTTTCATTTACTTTATAAAAGAATATAAGAAAATTAATTAACGCTTTAATTTCTTTACCAGTTAGCATTGCACCGTCTGCATCCCAATTCTTAAGAAGATTACTTAATCTTTGGATTGCTTCCGCTTTTTTAGGATGACGACCTGGCTTTCTAAATATAGTAAACAATTGAGCAAGCTCAGGCGATACTTCTTCACGCTCGGCGTTAAAAAGTTTAGTATTAATATCTTTTAATGTTGCATGTAATGCTCTAAACTTAGGGTTATTATCGCTAACCATAAATCGTTCATCATCTGCCAGCCTTGCTTCAAAGTTAGCTTTGGCTTCTAGCAAAGGAATAATTGCAGATTTAATTGGACTATATCCTTTTTCAGTAGGTCCAATTAATTCTTTAAAAATTCTATTATAAGCCGAATGATACTCGCCTACAGATCTTGCATCAGTAATAAGCGAATCATGGATATCTACAAAGAATAACGGATTCTTACGGTTCTTATTAACATAGTTAATTGTCTTAGCCATTACTGCACCATCAATTGACTGAATAAACAATACAGGTAATTGATTAATTGTTTCTTGTCCAAATGCAGATGGTTGACCCTTAACTAGTTTACCAATTTCCATATCATAAATAAGAGGAATCTTTGAAGTCCTTTTAGTTCCTGATGGTTGAGTTGCTTTAACTGGACGCTCCATCACTGTGCCATCGCCTAACGGCACTTGAACTACTTCACCTGTTTCGTATACTTCTCGAGATCCATAAAAAGACTTTTTACCTGTTGGAGTAATAAAATAAGGTGTTTCACCCATTGCAGCAAATATTCTTGCTTGATCTTTAAAGTGTGATTGATAATCAAGAACAAGAACTTGTTGAAGAGTTGCAGCTAAGACTAGGTTTAAATCTGAAATTGCATCTCTGTCAGTATAAGTAGGAATATCTACTTTAATACTTTCAATTGCTTCTGAAAAACGAGAACCAAATGTAGGATGACCTAATAGTGCCATAACTGTTTCATGTTGAAATCCAATATATGAACCATAAGAGGTCTCCATAAGTGGCGCACGACTAACTGCTTTAGCAAAATCTTTTGCGTTATCAGGATCTTGCATAAACGAAGTAAACAATCCTTCGTAAGCTGACTTCTTATCTGCATTTTTAAATATAGAATTAATAGAGGGAATTAAGTGAGTCATATAGTAATCACGAATATCGCCTTCATTAATAATATTTGTTTCATCTTCATAGATAAGCCCAACTCGTTTAACCATGTTTTCAATTCCGTAAAGCAAACCATAAATAGCCATACCACTTTGTTTACCATCGTGTTTAGCTGTTGCTTTTGCCTGGAAAATATAATCATTCTTACGAGTCTTTTGAACAGGTGCAAAGAAAGTTTCTTGTTCAGCCATAATATCTTTTTCGAGTATTTGGATCTGATCTAGATCTTGCATTTCTTGTGCATCTTGCATCATTGCTTGTAACTGCTGCATACGTACACTAGTTAATTGACCCTCTGCGGTCAGAGGTACAATAGGAATTAACTAAA